ACTGCGGCAAGACTTACAAATAGGATAAACACGATTAGGAGTTCTTCTATCATTATGAAATCTATCTAATGGTAATTCTAATTTGCAATGCCTACATTTTTGTAGATCATTCGTGTTCCTCATCGTCGTCATCTATATCACTGTAATTTGTGTAAGGTGCAAGGCGATCCTCTGCTGGCAATGATAAATAAGATTGCAGTGTTGATTGCACTGCTCTATTTAAAATGGAATCAATCGCATCAAAAGATAAGTTCTGATCTGTTGCAATCTCGGTAGCAACATCACCAATTTTAATTATGATGTTTAGCATTTAGTTAACTCTGAACGAGAATCTAAAAGATCATCTATAAACTTATTAACGATAGATCGTTGACGATGCGAAAAGGCTGGATCATTACGAGTGCGAGAAGCATGAACGAGGGCTTCATCAATCTCTTTTAAATCCTCTGTTTCTCCATTCATAATTTTTCCAACCAATAAAGAAACCCTAGTCAACTTGGCTAGGGCTTGCGCAGAGATAGTAAAATCTGCTAACGCTAGTGTAACACAGAACAGTGAAAACTTATGCAAATTAGAGTTGGTTGTTACGGCCTTTGATGATTGCAGAGAGATCATACAAACTACCTCGCCTTTCCACCTTATGAGTTTTTATTAGGTTGTAAACAGTTCGTTCGGTAGTTCCTATCCAAGCCGCTATTGCTTCAACATCTAAATAAAACTTTTTATCAGGGTTGCTCATTGCCAAGGCGATAAGCCTTAACACTGACCAACTCTCTTTACATCCAAAGCAAGAAACATCATCCATTAGATTCTCAACATCAATTACAACAAACTTCTTGCAATCATCTGTTGGGCAGGGAATCCTTCTTGCCTGCTCTGTGAATCTTTTGGCTGCTGATCTACCTTTGGAGTGGAGGCCGTAAACCTCACCTGCAAATTCTACCGCCCATTCCTGGGCCAAACTCCATTCTAAGTGGGTGCAGTGGAATTTAACTGTTGCCTCTACCTCAGCCTCAAGGGTTGATTCTTTAGCCACTAGGGCAGGCGGTGTAAGTTTCCTATCTGCCCTAATGATTACTTCCCAGGAGTGAAGGGTTCGTAGTAGTTCAGTAGCCATCGAGAAATCAAGAGCAGCAACATTAACTCCAATGCTTCGCTCAGCACTTACCTTGCCTGACCCACTGCGGCTAGGGGTAATAAACATCTGAGCCTCTAGGTGCAATGCAGGTAACTCAACCAATGAGGATTTAACTTTCATTAAACAGATTCGGCAGGCGCCTTCAACCTCAGTGCCTCTGTTACAAATTTTGCAGTTCATTAAAAGGGTATCTCCTCTGGCTTTAGAATTGGTTTCTTATATCTGCCCCAGTAATCAGGCACTTCAGTTTCAAACAGGGAAAATGATTCGCACCGATGTTCAGCCAGGATGACCTTCTCAGGGTTAGGCTTTGATCCAATCACCCTTGCACCGATCCTTGCAGTTGCCTCGAAACTAACTGAAGTTCGATGGGCTTCAAAGGTTTGGATTGCGCTTACCTTCTTAACAATCTCCTCAACAATGGTGAGCCGCCTAGTATCAAGTTTAGTTCTAACCCCACCTGAACTATGACCCTCCCAAATAAGTTTTCCACAGGCACGGCAATTAATTATCATAAAGTCATAAATACTCATTGAACTGAACCTCCAGGCGTACCACCCAACCGAACCCCGATCCCCTCTAAAGAGGGGGATCGTAGGTTCAGTTTATGGGAACCGATCCGAGGTTTAGTCGGATCGGTTGCGGATCGGTCGGATCGGTTGTAAATCATAAGTTATCCACAGGCAAGGATTTCAAATCATTAACTAAATATGCCATTTCGTGGCGATACAGATTCTTTTGCCCTACCTGTTTTATTGATAGGCATCTGCGATTTACCAAAGAATCAAGAATTACTTTCAGGCCATCATTGCCAATTGGCATTCCCTCTGATCGCAATCTCTTGGCAATCTCATTCTTATTCATCTCAACTCCATGATCAGCCATGAATTGAGAAACCTGCTCCATCTTCTTCTCTAAGGTGAAAACCTCAACAGTTGCACCCTCTAAAGTAATTTTGATTCCGCCACCTTCTAGCGCCTTGATATTTGCAACACCTAAGTTCTTACCCTCCTGGCAAATGGCCCTGACGAAGCCAGGGCGATCTTTAGTAACCTTCAATGCCAAGGCGCCGTCAATGCCCCTGCCAAATGCAATCTCAACCTCAACTGCTACTGCGCACCCGTCAATATCTGCTCTTTTTGCTTGGGCGCCGATGGCGTAGTTACCTCGATTATCTTTGGATTTAGTAACATGATCAATGGTAATGATGGCTGCATTATGTAATCTCATCGGGCGCAGTACCTCTTGGCTAAATGAGGTGGCATCTTTGTTCTTTTCTAAATCTAATCCCATCACATTCATAGCAGCGTTTACTCCATCAACTACGATCAATGAGGGCTTATATTCATCTATACGGGTCAGCAGAGCCTCTCTAGCGCCCTGCGTAAGTGGTTCGCTAGGGTTACTATACAAAAAGGTTTTAAAGTGCCTTAAATCGGCTCCTAGCGTATTTAAGCGATTGTAGATTCCTCGAACTGAATCTTCAAAATCTAAGTAGAAAACAGTGTTGTTCTTCTCTAACTCTTGGCGCACCGCCTCTAGTGCTATCCAAGTTTTACCTGATTCAGATTCGCCAAATAGTGCGTTGATCTTGCCAGCGTAGAAAATATGGTGGCCATCTGCACGGCGCAGGATTGATGGCTCTGGTTCATCAAAGATGTTATCTGCATTAATGAATTCAGGAATCCAAGATGAGGTTGTTGGTTCCTCATTCTCATCTCTTAAGGTTACTAATGATGGTGAGTGAGTTGGCAGGTTAGGTAGTGAGTTAAGTTCTACTGGCTTGCCGTAGCCCTGGCTTCGCAAGGCAGAGGCAGCCTTCTTAAAATCACCATTGTGTTCTAGAGTTGCGTAGGCTGCGAATTTAGAGTAGGAGTGTTCTGATTCAAAGATTGTAGATGTAGTGAATACATATAAATTATCTTTGCCATTAAAATTTGTTGTTGCAGATATGCCTTCATTCTTTCCTGGCCTGCGCCAAGCGATTGCCTCACCTTTTGTATAAACCTTTGACCAACCGAGGGGAGTTAAGATTTGTTCCCAAGTAACTTTAGAGTTGTAATCATCTCCTGGTAATGAAAGATTTACTTCACGGCTCTTAACCTCTTGCGCAATGTTTTCAATCTTAGGCATCTCATCAAAGCATCTAAAGATTGAGAATAATGCCTCTCGCTCATCCATTGTGATACTTGGAATTGTTTGGATTGATCCACTTAGGATTTTCCAAGGCTCACCAGATGGATGGCAAGAGCCAGCAGATGGAGCCAGGATTACAAAGCCGCCTTCACCTCTAGTTTCACAAAGTACATCAACGCCACCATTCTCACCTGGGCGCCTGGCTAACTTTTGATTTCCTGGCACTTGGCCATCTTTAATTCTGTAAAGCCAGTGAATGCCACCGCTAGGAGTTACCTCGCAATAGCCATCTTGAATCTTTTGCCATAAATCACCTAAGCCAGAATTCTCAGCCATATCTTTTGCCTGGATGTGAATCTGGGCTGCTACTGCTCTGCCTTCAAGTTCTAACATCTCTAAGTTGCCTGATACGCCTCCGCAGATAGCACCAACACCTTGCTGGGTTCCTTTGCCAAACCAATCAATTAACTCTTGAGTTGTTGGGCGCTCCTCTTGATATTTACGCCAGGTAAATGGTGCTGGCTTCTTAGAGCCATCAACTGAAACTGGTACTACTGAAATACCTTCTTTAGTCAGTTGTAACGCTGCTAAGTAAATATCATCCATTCAATCCCCCTTTTAGTTCAAATTAAAATAAAGTTATTTGGTAACCGCATTGGCTGCAAGTGCCGATCCATAAAGATTTTTCTACATCATCTACTCTTATTAAATAGTTACGGCAAAAGAAGTGCCTAAAGCGTTTTAGCATTCTTGCCCCCTTAAAGATGTGAATGGTGTTATCTTGATTTTTAAATCATCATTCTCTAACCAAGTTTCATCAAAACCTGCTTCAACTTTTGCGCTCACTTACCACCCCATCCAGTTCCCTTAAAAATTGCAGCAGGTGCAGAGTAAACCCTGCGCATTTCAACACCACATTTATTGCATTGTGGCGGTTTGACTTCATCTTTAAAATTACTTTGCAACTCAGTGTTCAATTCGCACTTAGAACAATTGAATTCATAAATTGGCACCAACATCCTCCTTTTAAGTTTGGTGGTGCAAGCGTTGGAATCGAACCAACTCTTTTCATAAACCCCCTGAAAAGAACCCCAGGTGCTTGCTATCTTGGCGATTAAAAGGAAGGTTAAAACCGCCAAGAATTATTTAGACGGGTTTTGCTCCAAGTTGAGCAAGTAGTGCTGCAACCTCTGGCGTAATCGTGCCATTGGCGGCTGGCACTGCTGGTGCTGCCGCAGGAGCAGCAGCAGGAGCCGCACCGAGATAGGCGTTTGCTTTAGCAAGAGCAGCAGCATCAGTTGTTGCATCCAATAAAATCCAAGGAGCAGATTTACCAGGCTTGGCAGTACCTTGCCCAATACGGGCTAAAACTTTTTGGCCGATCTTTTGTTTTAGTGAGTTGCGTAGTGCAACATTAAAGAATAAAACTGAATCATAAGTTTTATTGGTATCAAGATTAACGAGAGTTACTTCAACTGCCTCGGCATCGCCGTGAACTGTTTTGATTCCAGTTTTGTAATCAGTTGGAGTGATTATTAGTAATTGCCCTGCTAAGTCAGCAACTTTAATGTTGCCTTCATTCATGCTTGGTGGTGAGAAGGTCATTCTCATTCCCCCTTTTCTGTTTGGGTTGGGTATTGCTCTGTTTGTTGTTGTTGGTGGATTAGATTGGATTCTAACTCCTCTTTCAACTTTTTTAGGTCGTTGATGGTGGCTTCATCAAGGCTCATACTGTATCTCCAGCGCAGGCGATAGATTCATCCTTGCTGAAAGGTTGGAAATATGGACAGTAATTACAAAGTCGGCTGCTGACTTTAGGAATTACTGCCCACATTGACGGAAACTGCTCAACATCTATTGAAGTGAGCAGCGCATATAAATTATCTAAGCGTTCTAATGCAGCCAACGCCATCTGTTCATCGTAATCATAAAGTTCAATGTGCATATCATCTATTGAGCCAGATGTTGGCAAATAGATTAACGCTACTTGATTTACAACCGCACCCTGCTGGGCTAAGCCGTAGCCGTAAAGTTGCACTTGGATTATTTGTTGATCAGTAGCACCGCTACTGCGCCGTTCTTTCAATCCAGATGCACCTGTTGTTTTCCAATCCATCACAATCCCACGAACTTCATCATATAAATCAACAGTGCCACTTAAGCCACTGCGAATTTGTACTTTCTGTTCAACTTGGAAGCCTTCAATCTTTGCAAATATATCTGCTAGATGTGCGTGGATTGCAGTGCCAACTTGCGCTGACCAATTGCCATTTGAGCCTTCATTAACTTTTGGAATATCAATTAACTTATAGGCTAGACGGCGCAAGCAATCGTGGCCTATCTCAGATGGGCCGATATTGGTTTGCTTGCTTCTTGGTGTCCAAGTTCCAGCATCGGTAATGATCTTTGCAATATCAAAGGCCATTTGCTTACTTGGTTTATTGGGTGCTACTAAGTTATTCATCATCCTCGTAATCGTCATCGCCTTCCTCTGGCGTTATTGGATTGTATGGTGGTAAATCAATCATTGGTGCAGGAATGATGGTACTACTCATTGTTCTGATCCACGATTGAGAAACGCCGAGAAGTTGAAATTACTTCTAATGAATCAACTACTTGCTGAGGCAAGATTTCCTTTGCACGCTTTACATCAAATCGGCGTGATTCTACAAAACTCCAGCGAACTACTGGGCGGTTTTGATAGATGCCAACTTCAGCATCACCAAGAGCATTTTCTATATGCGCCCTGGCTACATCGGCAACCTCTTGCCATTCTTTGATCTTGGTTAGAGCCCCCTTATAGTTCTCTAACCAAGCGGCGACATTGTTATCGAAATCAACAACGCCTTTTTCAAATTCTACACTCACTGTTTTACCCCCTAAGTTATTTACCAGTATTTGAGTTTTTGCCATTTTCTCCAGGCAGAGCAGGCTCCACCTGAACCATAATGCCGCCCAAGATAGGCAAGGGCTGCAATCATTTGTGCTGCTGGAGCCTCTGAGCGTTTCATACCCAGATTATCCATTGTGCCATCCAGTAATTGGCCTATGCCTTCGGCTGAACTAACTGGATTCTTGCGATCATTCCAATTGCTTTCTTTAGCCATTAGTTGATCCCAACATTTAAAATCTTTAGCATCAAGCAACTCTTTCGCCAGTTCCCTGGGATCAACTTGCTCAATTAGGAGTTTTTTCTCAATTGGGATTGCCACTTGAGGATTTGCTCCACTTATGACTAAAGAAGTCATTGCGCTAACCCCGACGATGAGCGCAATTCTTGCTGTGAGTTTTCTATATTCAGGTTTGATTGGATTGCTCCTTTCATTTTCATCTTTTTATATCGGCGTATCATTTCTTTTACATAAGAAGTGTGAACCTTTAAAAAAGATGCTATGTGTTCGGGAGAACTTCCTTCATCGTGCATTTTCCGAACAATCTTGGCTTTACCTTTGCGTTCCACGAATAGAGATTGATTTCTAAACAATCTCCTGCGCATCTCGCCAGTAGTTCCGCCCCAAATGCCGAAAGTAATTCTCTCCTTTATGGCGTATTCCAAGCATTCCTTTCTATGTATGCAGCCGTTGCAAATTGCTTGCAACTCTGGGAGGCGCTCTGCCTCTTGGGTTTTTCCATCGGGAAAAAAGTAATCTTTGTTTTCCAGTTCGGCACATTTGGCCTCTGGAAACCTAGGGGAATTGGATATAAGTTCAAAGGAGTTCATTTATTAGAAAGCCATTGATTTAAATCCTGAATTACCCAAGATTTATCTATCCCTGCATTTCGCCTTTTTACAATTACATAAGCAGGCGGAATGAAATCTAAATTGCGTGCCATTGCATAATTCTCGGCTTCAATCTGAGCCTCTGCCCAAAAGGTGGGAAGGTCTAACTTCTTACGATTCTTTAATTCTAAAACATAGGTTGAGCCAGCGATGATGATTACTAAATCACCTTCATCTTTGGCGCCTGCCTTGGTCAAACGCTCCGCCACGACACCAGCAGAGCGCAAGAATTTAAGAACTGCGGTTTCAAATGCCGCACCCTTCCTACCATTTGGATTTGCCACTATCGCACAATTTCCAATCTAACTTTGTTTTTATCTTGAACAACCTGGATAATCTCCTGGGCTAAATCAAGCAACTCTCGCTCAGTTAGTTTTGCAATCTTAATTGCCATCGGTGGCAGATTCCTGCGGATGTTATCTAAACGCAAGGTTGCGCCGTCATCACGCAAATCGGCATTGGATGCCTTCTTCATTTCGGCGAAATCAATCACATCAACCTCATTGCTTACAGATTCAATAAGATCAACGCAAGATTCCTGCTCCTCTAAATAAAGATGGTAGGAGCCATCGTTGGCGATAAAAATTTTAAATACATCGCTCCAGGTGTTATCGCTCATTTTGTTAATGCCTTCTTCATCTTGGCTCTGCTCTTTTCAGCCTTCTTAACCTGGGCTACAACATCTACCCCATTAGTTAGAATTGTGGCGAAGTAGGCCCCTAATAGAGCCAAAAGCGCAGCACCAGCCATTATTGCCATTTCCATTTCTATACCCCCTTTTAAGTGCCTAGATGCCCAGGCGTGGCTTTATTGTGGCACACATAACTCTTAATTGCGCTTAGCCTAGGCCGACACGCCGAGGCTGGATTAGGCCTTTGATTTGACTGTATAGGCAGATGTCTATACTCTTATCTTATTGGAACAGAGAGTTCCATATAAAGGGAGGCACCAAATGAAATACACAATTAAGCATCATAAGTTAAACAATCAATGGTATGTAGTTACAAAAAATCCAGCATTAACTTATTCAACTGTTACATGGTTTGATACAAAAGCAGATGCACAACAATACATAAATGAAGAAATTGCATATAGCAAAGAACGCATGAAAGATATTGTTTCAATATCAGATTATTTTAAGTTGGCCAACTAATGCCTAAATTTAAGATTGGCGATAGAGTTTTTTATCAAAATCAATTAGCAACCATAATGGATGTGCATAATTATTTGCCGACTAAATCTGGCAAAAAGAAATTATTATGGTACTCAGTGCAATTAGATGGAATGCGCTCTCAATATGCAGTTGCACAAAAAACCAATAGTTTAAAAAAAGCAAAGGAAGGTAACTAATGCAACGCTCTAAAAGATATTATCAGGTGCGAACAGTAGCCAGAGCAACTTTCTGGTTACTGGCACTGGCCACGATTTACTTCTTGGCAACTCATATCAACTACACGCCAGATGGCTACTGTTTCGGATCAATGAATGAATGTTACTTAGGAGGCAAATAAATGTTTAAATATGCAACAGAGGGCGCAAAGATTCATACTTTAAAAATCTGCGACATGTGCGAGAAATGGCACGCTATCTGGTTTATTACTTACCAGCATCCAAATGCTGAGAAGTATTCAGTTAATGTTTGTGTATATTGCAAGAAAAAGAATGCTGAATGGGAGGTGAAATAAATGGCTGCAATGAAAGAACTCTTTATCGAGATTCAAATGGATATGTTAGCCTCAGCCGAAGTTTTGGCGGTGGCAAGTAATAGTGCTGATCCAGAGGAAATGAGCAGGGCTATCTATACCAGTATGAAAGTTTTAAATCCGCATCTAAAAATGTTATTAGGAGAGTAATGAGCGCCAAGCCACAAAGATCAGTAAGAGTTTCAGATGTAATCTGGAATAAGTTAAAAATCAAGGCAGCAGCCGAGGGCAAAACCGCCTCTGAGGTAATCAATGATTATCTAAAGGATTACATCAAGTGAAGTTGGTTTGGATGGTGCTGGTAGTGCTGGTAGCAATCGGCAAAGGCAGGCGAGTTCTGCCCTGGGCTATTGTGGGTTACCTGGGCGGTTGGATCGCCCTAGGCGTGGTTCTACTCAGCCGCCAGCGCCCCCTGCGCCCAGTTGCCCCCTGGTTGCTGGATTTGGGCTATCAGAGCCAGGCTAAGCGTGCAGTTGCCAAGATAGACACGCCGAAGGACATATTAGGTTAGATTTGCATGTATAGACGATTGCCTATACACTTATCCCATCGGAACAAAAGGTTCCAAATAAAGGGAGGCACCAAATGAACGCAAAGAAAGTAACAGCAGATCAGAAGTTAGCATTTGTAGAAAAAATAATTGCTTCAGATGTTTTTAATTCATCTGAGGTTGCAGCAGTAGCAATCCTTCAACAATTAGTTGATGATGCTAAAAAAGAAATTGCAACTCAGTTTGTAAATAAGCAAGATGCAGATGCTCGCAAAATTGGCAAGATGATTGCTAATAAAAAAGAAGCAATTAAGGTTGCAGCAAATGTTGTAAGTTTTGATACAGATACAGTTGCTGGCGCTTATGCCCGTGAGTTGGGAGTTAAACTTTAAAAAAGAAAAAAATCCCTACCTTCGCCGACGGCTGGCGAGGTAGGGATTTTTTATTGGGCCATTGCCTGAGCAATGCCCTGCTCCAAAGAAATCTTTGGCTCATATATTTGATTCATAAATCTTGGATTACCAACACGATACTCAACTCCAACTGGTGCAGTTGGATCAGTTTGAATTGGTGCTAAGTAACCAGCAGATAGCATCATCATCTCTGCTAATTCAATAAAAGAGGTTGCCCTACCAGAGCAGATATTCATAACTTCAACGCCGTTAATTACGGCTGCAAAAGTTGCTTCAACTACATCATCAATATGCACAAAATCTCTTACTTGCTCACCTGTTCCCCATATTTTAAATGGGCTGGCTTTTGCTTTTGCTCTAGCAACAAAAGATGGGAATGGATAATCTAAAGATTGATCAGCGCCATAACCTGAGAATGGGCGAAGGATACTTACCTTCAAGCCTTCATCCCTGGCGTATTGCGCAAGCATCTCACCAGTTAATTTGCTCCAGCCATAAGTTTGATCAGGCGTTCTAATGTGTTCTAAATTTATATCTTGCTCAGATAATCTCATCTTAAATCTTGATCGCTGCAACATTGTTGGATAGGCAGCAGAGGATGAGAAGTAAACGATTCGACCAGGGCGAGTTCTAAGCGCCCACTGGAATAGATCAGAATCTATCGCCAGGTCGGTGGCAACTGCCAAAGGATTACCTTCAATGGTGGCACGGCCACCGACTACGGCGGCTAAGTGAATGACTACATCAAAGTAAGTGTTATCGGCTGCAAAGAATTTGCGAGCATCAATGCCTGATTTAATATCAAAGCCAAATACATCATTATTTTTTTCATCTAAGGCTCGATGAAAGGCTCTACCTACAAAACCTTCATTGCCAGTAATTAGAATTTTCATTTAAGTTTTGCCAATAAATCCTGATACTCCGCACCAGCCATATAAGCATCAAAGGCAACTTTATCGGCTGAGTAAACTTCAGGAGCATTTACCCTAGCGTAATTATCATCCATTGGCGCCTTGCCATTGAAGGCGTGGCAATGCTCAATTACTACCTCTGGCATATATTTAATCTTATCTAAATCCTGACCAAGTTTTAGCCAGAAATTATCAAGATATAGATGGCGCAAATTATCTGGCACCATTCCACGCAATTCTTTAACTATCGTGTTGGACATCGCAACGGCAGTTGGCAGGCTAGCGCCTTGAAATAGATCATTGCCGTAAACAATATCTGAGCCAGAATAAAGTTGCTCAACAAATAACTCATCCCAGTTTTTAGTTCTTGGCCTGTGGTCATCGCCCATAAATGCAAAGTTATCAACATCATCAATATATTGGCGTGCAACATAATTTAACGGGAAAGCCATTCCGCCAGTTGTATTGTGAATCATTAATACAGATTCATTTGGCAGTTTCCAAGAGTATTCACTGCGAGTTTCATCGGTAAAATCTACGATGTAGATTCGCCTGGATTTTGTTTCTGTATCTACAAAAGCCTGCTCTAACGCTACGGCGTTATCTGGGCGGCCTCTAGTTGGAATTAAGATTATTAAATCAGTTTCGACCATTGGCTAACTCCCCAGCAATGGCAAAATAAGCGGCGCCGTCTATGTAATTATCAGCCTTATAGGTTTCCATTGATCTGGCTACTTTAATTAATGCACAAATCATTGCACTTTGTTCTAGTGTTATCTCGCAATCGAGATAAACAGATAGAAGCCTGCTAATACGAGTAAAGTTAATAGCAGGCGTTCCATAAGCGTTTTGCCTATCGGCGTGAGTAAGCCTCTTGGCCTCATCTAAAATTTCCCCCCGATTCATTTTTACTTTGAACCTTTACCAAATTCTGTTGCTTTAGGATCAAGCGCCTTCAAAATTGGGCCTGCGCAAGATGCCACAAATGCGGCTCCTAATGCTTTTGGTGAAGTTTCACCAGCAAGATAAAGTGCTAGAACAGATGCGAACGCTGCTCGCAAATAGGTTGAAGCAATTGCGATTAGTTTTTCTTGGGTCATTTTTTTCCTATTCTTTGTAAGTAGGTTTGCCGAATCCTACAATGAATACTGGCAAGGATGGTTTTAACTTACCACCATTTTTCTTTTTGTAGGCACGAACCTTTAGGCAACACTCGCCCCCGTTGCGCTGATCGCCCTTTTTATTTGAGGCGGTATTGCCCTCAACAGTGGTTACAGTACCATCGCCATTATCTGAAACTACTATTCCAATATGTGAGATGCGATCTACGCCATCTCCAGGGAAATCAAAGAAGGCTAAATCACCTGGTAGCGGTGTTGCCACCTGGACATCTTGCCATTTTTTATTTTTAATAAAAGCATCGGCGCCAGCCTTTGTTGAAACTACATTAGGGATTTTTAATCCTACTTGAGCAGCGCACCACATAACAAAGGAACCGCACCAGGGTTGGAAATTAACCTTAGTGAATGCTCCATATTTAGTTTGGTTATCTTTTGGCCCTTCAATGTAACCAACCTCGGCTTTTGCTACTTCAACAATCTTTAATCTTTGGCTCATATTCCCCTCATTCGGTTGAATTATTTTTTTTTACTTGAATCCTCAACATCTTTTGCTTGCTTATCAGCCGCCTGGCGTACCTCTACCTCTGTATCAGCAACTGTTTTGGCACCCTTATCAACTGTTGAAAAGGCAGCATTGATTTCATCAAGAGATAGTTTACCATCATCCATAAATGCACGGGCTAACTTCTCAACTACTGCTGCTACTGCGGTTAAGCCAGCAACTGTAACTGCGGTAATTGTATCTATACCAGCAATTGCGCCAGCACCAATTACAGATAATCCGCTTGCTGCAAATACTGCAACAATACGCATCAATACATTTTTAAGAGAGGACATAATTACTCCTTTGGATTTCGTAATTTGTAAGTTGCCCCCCATATAAATAGTGAAATAAAAATTGCATAACCAACAACAACTTTGGCTGAACCTTCCAGAACAACCCAAGCAATGAACATTCCTAAGAGTGTCCATAATTGATTAAAAATATCTGAGAACCAAGCCTTCATTATGGATTCCTCCTGTAAGTAGCGGCAGCGCTAGCAATAGATGCTGCCTGCGTTGCGATATTTCCAACGATGATTGCAGAGATAACTACCTTCTCTGATTTTTCTCTCACCTCTGGCGCCATATCTGCCCCCACTTCGCCAAAGGCTGCAAGTGCTGCTGCTGGATTCGTAAATAATTCTTGCAATAATTCAGCAGGATTTTGAAGTAAGGCAATTGCAACTGCCTGTTCTTGCGTTAAAACTACGCCATTAGGGAGGATAACCTCATCTTTTGGAATTTCAATTGGCTCAACCTCTGATTCAATCTCTGGTTCAACCTCTGGTTCAACCTCTGGTTCAACCTCTGGTTCAGTTGGTTCAACTGGTGTTGGCTCTGTAATTGGTTCAGGTTCAGGAGTTGGTTCTACAACCTCTGGCTCTGGAACTACAACAGGATCAGGATCAGGCGTTACCACTGGTACAGGTTGCGGCATTGGTGCAGGTTGCGGCGCTGGTTCAGATGTTGCAGTAGAACCATCAACTGGCGCAGGTTGTAAAGTAGATGTATCAACTGTTGCAGTGTTTGTATCAACTGTTGCAGTAGATGTATCTGTTGTAGATGTTGATGTATCAACTGTTGCAGTAGATGTATCAACTGTTGCAGTTGAAGTATCTGAGGTTGCAGTAGATGTATCTGAGGTTGCAGTAGATGTATCAACTGTTGCAGTTGAAGTATCTGTTGGCGCCTGAACTGGCTCCTCTGCTGGCTGCGGAACTACTCCTTGGAAATAACCAAGAGGGCCGCCGTTAAGAGAATCACTAATAAAAATACGATAAGAACCAGCATAACCACCTGTACAGTAAAAGGCTGGAATGTATCCTTTATCAGCAAAAAACTGATTAGAGTTATCCCAGGAAATTTGATATGAGCGTTGTTGCCCCTCAGATGTGGCACATATTACAGTTGTACTGCCTATTGCTGCCTGAGCATTTGGAGTAAAAAATAATGATGTGCCTGCAATTAAAATTATTACAAAAGTTAATCTACTTTTTCTCACAAAGTAACCTATAAATTTCATCAATTCTGGCTTCAAGCCGTTGAACTTGAAAGGTTATTTCATTAACTTTATCTTTTACACTGCTGCCGCCATTGGGCTTAAGTTCAGATAAGTAACTCTTAACTAAAAACTTTACACCTACACCTAAAAACCCAATAAGAGTTCCAACGGCAACGGCTATTGCAGCCCATTCGTTAGCGGTCATTTATGGTGCCAAGTATAGAACTGAAACAGTGGTTGTATTAGCACCATTGGTTGCGGCATAAATAACACTCTTAATAGGAATTACCAGTTCAAGGCTAGTTGCTTTTGAAAATTCTAAACCAGTGCTGCTAGTAACACCTGGCCCACCAAGATAGCAAGGATGGTCATTACTATTAGTTAAAAGAACTCTACGATTTTCACCATAAGATTCAACTAAAATTTGAGCAGTTGAATTTACCAAAAGTTGTTTTGATGAGGCCATTTATCTCCTTAAATAAGCCCCGAATTATCAATAGCATCAATGGCATCATCAATGCTATGTGTTACATCTGGATAATCGTAAAGAATGTGAATCATCTCAGAGGATTCTACTAATTAGTAAAGAGCGCTGATTTCCTCAGCAGTTAAACCAAGGGCGGCTAACTTTGCCTGGGCCGATGCTTTAGCGGCGGCGGTGGCTGCCTCTACTGCATCACGCTCTGCCTTGTCTGCCTCTGCCTTTACTCGATCTTCCTCTAACTGTGCTATTTCTTCATCGGTTAGTTCAACCTCAATCTGCTCTTTAGTTTCGCAGTTGATGATTAGTCTAGTTGGTTTTGTCATGTTTTCTCCTTTATGAGTTTTTAATGCCGTATAGGTAAAATGATGAGCCTGTCGCATAACTACCTGAAGTAGGTTGTAATGTTATTGAAGTGATTGCTGCGGTGTTACTCCATAATGCAGCACTTAATACTTGTGCGCTGGCGGTAGCATTGTTTTCAGCAACACCATCAATACTAATTGATTTGAAATTACTAGAAAGATAATTAGGAATATAGATTGAGTTGTTTGAAAAAGTATTTGCTGTAAATCCGCTTGTTGTTGTTAATGAATATCCATACAGGGTATCTGAACCAGTCGTTGTGCCATTTCCATATAATCTTCGTATTGAAAAATTAGCACCCGAACCATTGAAAGAAAATGTGTTTTCTGTATCAACTGCTGTGTTTCGAGAACTGACATCAATTAATAAATCTGTGTAAGTGCTAGGTATTGAACTAAAAGTGATGCTTGCTGCACTTGAGCCTAAAATACTTTTACTAATAATCTCGTATGTAGTAGCCATTATTCCGCCTTAATTCCGTAAAGGGTAACAATCGTTCCGACTGCAAGATTGCCTTGATCTCCGTAAATACGCACTTGGTTAATTGCAGAAGTAGAACGCCACAAGCCAGCAATAGCCACAACATAATTATTAGGTTCATTAGAACGAATTAAAATTGTTTTGTTTGTTGTGGTATTTGAGTAATTCATAATTTGAATTATTGTGGCGCAAAAAGTTCCAGATGCAGAAGTAGAACCTGGAATAGCATCCCAAGAAAGTGCAGTTATATTTGATCCTCTACCAGATGATGCAGTTGATCCATTTCCTAATAATCTAGTTCTGGAATAATTGGAGCCAGTGTCTATTGAGCCATTTCCAAGCCTAATAAATCCTGCAAATTCTGCTCCCACAGCAACTGAACGAGCAGAGACTATAACTACTAGGTCAGTATAACTTTGGCTAATTCCTGTAAAGGTAATATCGGCGGCAGCACTTCCAAGTGTCGTTGTCGCTATCGGTTCATAAGTTGATGACATATTAGTCCTTTATTCCGTATAGGGCGAAATGGCTAAATTCACGAATTGAACCACTAACAGGTTGCAATTTGATTGAAGTAATTGCATTGGAACTATTCATCCATAAATTTGATTGCAAAGCAATTACACCTGACCCATTGTAATCTTGACCATTCAACATTCTTATTGTTTTATTTTTGCTAGTTGAACCATAATCTAAAATGTCTAATACTGAAGCGGCAGGAATAGTTGACGATGAGTTTCTTGTGAAAAGAACCGACCTAGTATTTGAACCTGTTGAAGCACCTGTAAAAGCACTTGAGCCATCACCACCTACAAAGTGTCTTGCGTAATTGCCAGCAGTTGTATCTGAATTAAATGAAATTTCAAACTCAGCCCCGCCGTCTGTAAACATAGCAATGTAACGAATTTGCAAGTGCTTGTAACCTGAACCAATAGAAGTAAATTCTATATTTGAAGTACCGCCTGAACCTACTATTGAAGTGGCAATAGATTCGTAAGAACCCCCAGCAAGGCGATTTTGACTAGCCCAGATTCCAAGAATAGGCATTAGGCTATATCGCCAACTACTAACCAGTTATTTGCTGCAATTTTCAAAGCAGTTGCGGCTGAATTAGCCACTCTTAATTTTGGCGCAGTTGAAGTTGCACCTGTTGAAATAACTGTTGTAGTTCCAGATGTAACGGCTTTAATATCAGGCTGACCTGCACCAGTTACCCACACAAAGTTAATAGTTGTTCCAATTGCAAAATTAAATGTTGCATCTGTTGGGATTGAAAATGATTTAGCGGTAGCAGCGTTCATTGAGAATAACTTACCCTCATCACCGCTTGCAATTGTGTAGTCATCAGTTTTTGTAACATAAGGAGTATTAATAGCCAAGGTTACAGTTCCAGAGGTTCCGCCACCTGATAAACCTGCTCCAGCAGTTACGCCCTCAATATCACCAGTTGCACCAGATGCGGCCCAGGCTGAACCTGTGTAGTACCAAAGTGAGTTGTTATCTTTAGTGTAGGCAAACTGGCCTTCTTGCGGTGAAGTAATTGCGGCATCTCTTGCTGCGGTATCGGCAAAAACCAATATACCTTGCATCAAGTAGCCATTAACCTCAGATGCGGTTAGAACATCTCCAGTATTGAAGGTTTTAAAACCCAATCCTGCTGCCATTTATTTTCTCCTTAGTTAATAACTCAGAATACCAGAACCCAGGCGGCCTTGATCAGTGGTGCTATCAAGGATGAACGCCTGGATTAGAGGTTCTGCGGTTAGTATTTTAGTGTTAAAAGTGGTGTTTGTAATGTCGTGCTGAACGCCCTGAACAAATAGTTCTTTGGTGATTGTTGATCCACCTGGAACAGTTTTAGTTACATTTACCAAATCAAAGATTTCTAAATTCAAACCTGCAACAATTCCAGCCGTTTCGTTTGGATCGAGCAGGGTCATAGTCATTGAATCAATACGATCAGTAGTATCTTTTCTAGCCTGTAATAATGTGCGAGCCTGATCTAAAGCCTCAGCATCGGTTTGAACTAAAATGCCCTCTCGCCTGCCTGAGTGCAGGAAATAGGTATCTATCGAGGTTTGATCAAATACATTTTGAGGGGATACACCATTTAGACGGGTTACAGTTACATCATTAACCAGCAAAGTATCATCATTAGAAAACTCGATTTGCTGATAACCAATACCTGTTCCATCATCGGCAAATACTGTTGGAACCTCATCTGCCTTTTTGCTTATAGTATCTCTTGAGAAAAAGGTTGCGTTACCCTCGGCGTCAATAAAGAAACCGCCGAACTCTGACGATTCACACAATTGAATTATATTAAGCAAATCTCTATTAGGAGTACCAGGATCAGCCTGCAATGTGCTATTGCCTGCATTTATATCTCTTTGAGATGAAGGCCAATTTACAACATCAAGCAAGGTATTAATTCTGGCTCCGCTTAGTTGAGGTGAGCCTGCTCCAGCCACTGTTGTGATTCCGATGTTATTTAATAATCTAAAACCATCTACACATTGCAAAGTAATTTTAGAGGTATCATCAACACCAAGGCCATAGGTGCTGTTATAGGTAGTGATGTAGCCTGAGTAAAGATAGTAGCGATCAGTTCCAAAGCCATCATCATAATCTGCCCAGATACGAATCTTGCGAAGTGGTAGCAATTTTCCATAATAGGGAGATGAAACATTGGCAGGTGAAAAGTCGCCGTTGTTATCTGCTAAAACTACAATTGCAGAACCAGCCTCAAACTTATTAAGAATGCGGTTTCTGCCTCTACGAATACTTACCTGTAATGCAATGTTTGAAACATCAACTACATCGTTAGGAGCATCTGCCAAGATACCAGTGCCAAGAGGTGTAGTTGGATCTCCCAAAAGAAGGGCGTTTCCGAAGGCAGGCCCATTCGCAAAGTCAATCGAAACGCCAAGAACTGGAGTACCTGGCATTATAGAGCCAAGAATGTAGTGGTAATTGGTCGGCCAGATGTTTGAGCAGCCAAGATTCCGTTTCTAACTGAATCATTTAGATCGGAACTTGTTATTGTACTTCCAGCATTATTAACAATTACATTTACTGAACCACTGCCACCGCTAGTAAAATCAGAGGCACTTGGCATTGATATTCTCATTGCATCATCTGCTGCTAAGTAATTTGCCAAGGCATCACGAACTGCCTTCTCCTCAGAGGATATTCCACCCTTTGCAGGTGTATCAGGAACCTTTACAGTGCTTTTAATTTTATCAATTAAATTTTTATTGATTTCATTTACTCTATTTAAAGCCTCTGTTGTTGTTTTAACTGCATCTAATAATGATGGAGCCCCACCACCAGTAGGAGGCAAAACATTCTTAGGTGCTACGAATGCTCCCTTGCCAACGGCTAAGAGGTAGGCATTGAGTTCTGCAAGAGCCGTTTTCCAGCCATCGGCTGCGGCCAATCCTGCTGCATCCCAGCCTGCGCCGAGATTAACATTGCCAGTAACTTTTGCAAGGTACTCAACGACCTGATAATTAGTTAGGCCCCACTTAGCAGCGAGAAGGTTTACTTCTTCGCTAGTTATCTTTGTATCAGAGATAACCATCAAAATATCGGCATAACGCTGAGCAGCGATATTCATTCTTTCAGTTGCCTGATAATTAGCAAGCAATTGATCGTACATTCTTTTTTGAACAAGATTCTGCTCTTTAAGCAAGTTTAATCTAACTGCCTCAAGTTGGATTGGATCAGTTTCAGAGGTTGGAGTTACACCCATTTTCTGTAACTTATTTAAGGCTTCTTGAGTTAGCATTTGTTTCTTTTGCGCCTCAGTTAAAACCTTAGTATTTTTACCCATTCCAGCAATGTTTGCATTAATGACGCCAGTGCTTTTAACAGTTTTGCTATCGTAGATTCTTGCCCAATATCTTCTTGAATCATCTAACTCTGCGTTTTGATCTTTAACTGCATCGGTGTTTTTAGTTAAAGTTGCGTATGCAATAGCGCCTGTGGCTGCAAATGCGGTAAGTGCTGCTCCTGCTGCAAATAGTGAGGCTCCACCTGTTGCACCTGCTGTTGCAACTGTTGCTGCGCTGGCTGCTGCTGTTTGACGGGCAAAGGCTGCTGTTAATGTATTAATGACGGCAGTTAATGCAACTACTCCAGCATAAACTTTTGCGCCTGCAAATGTGCTAACCAGTAATCCTGCTAGAACTTTAATAGTTCCAAGATTGCGTTGGATGTAATCAAAGAGATCAAATACCAGTGTAATTAATTGTGGTATTTTTTCTACAATTGTAGTTAACCCAGCAATTAATTCATCTTTATTTGCATCAATCCAAGCCTGTAATTTAGGTAGAACTTGAGTTCCTAGAGTAATAGCAAATTGCTCTAAAACTGGAATTAAGGCGTAACCTAATTGATCCAGAACTTGATTAAAGGCAAGGTTTAATTTATTAATTCTAAATTCAAAAGTTGCTGCTCTTTTCTCTGCCTGCCCAGCGAATGTGGCTGCAAGTGAGTTTAAAATTGCATTCAAATCTTTTGACTTTACTGCGGCGGCATCAAGAGGCACACCTAGACGGGTTAAAGCGCCGACATTTCCGCCTAATGCTTTTGCAAGGGCTAATGAAACTGCGCCTAAATCTTTTGAAGTTCCAGCCGAAATATCAAGAGCAAGGTTCTGTAAATTTTGAGCAGAGGTTAAATCTTTTGTCGCTTGAACTAAGATTTGCAGAGAAGGGATTAATTCTTTATTATCAACGCCCACTAAAAGTTCTTGCTTATCAAGATATTCAACAGTGGAGGCAATCGCCTCATCTGTTGCACCAGTAACATTGCGCAGGGCGGTTGCTAGGGCGATCTGTTGTTTCTGATCTTCCATTGCGCCTTGAACTGCATCTTTACCAACCTTGATGGCGAATGCGCCTACGGCTGCGCCTGCGGCAGCAAAGGCAATTGCACTCCTCTTGGCAAATTTATCAAAATCTTTTCCAAGTTTTGCAATATCTTTTTGCGCTTGTTTAGAACCTTTGGCAGAATACTGGGTAATAATTCTTGCAATTACTGCGCCAACGGCCATCTCAACTCCTACTGTTCAAATTAGTTTGTAATGTTTTTTTAGCATCCTCTAAGGCTGCTGCAACTCGCCTTTGGATTGCCTCTTTATCTTTATCAACAACCGCCCAAATAAGGCGTGAGGCTTTGCCAAATGAGTTACTTAAATATCTAACAAATTGATTTCTTGAAGCATTGGCATTTCTGCCTGCAACTTCAAAGATTGCGCCAGCAGCGCTACTGTTTATTAACGCACCTGCGCTAGTTGTGTAATCACCACGAACTTTACCCTGAACACGGCTCTTTTTAATGCCAGCCTGAATTGTACCAACATCCCAGGCTGGCCATCCAGCGCCGCCTCTAGTTCTTGGATTAGTGGCTGGTGTTTTTCGCCAGCCACGCATTGGAGTTCCGTAAACAGGGTTTGTAAATTGAACAACTAAATTATCTGCTGATTTCTCAGCCCTGTTCAATTCATCATTGATTACTTTATTAAATTTTCTGGCCGCCGCTTTATCAAATTGTTTTAGGGCATCAATAGTTTCTTTGATACCTGTTAAAACAATAACTTCATCGGCCATATTTGTTTGCCTTTGCTCTTTCCTTTAGATAAGCGAACATTGCTTCCAAAACGCCATCTGGAGCATCAATCAAATCAATAGGAGAGATGCCCAACTCCACCGAGGCCGTTGCAATCGCAAAGGTTAGGCTATCTCGGTGGATTCTGAATTTGGGTCTGAAACCATTTCAACCGATTCCAAAGTATCTAAGAACTCAGGGCCAAATGGTTTTACAACACGGCCATTATCTTTTAAGGATTGCCAGGCCAAAAAGTAGATGTGTTCCATCTTTTGATCCTCTGAAAATAACTTTGCCAATCCCTTGCCAAACTTTTGTTCAAAGGCAACGATGGTGCGAGGGCGTAATGAAAAAACGCTATCTACACCATCGTTGGTTTTAATCTTTAGTGAT